GTTGAATGCAGAACAAAGGAAAAATGTTGGTAGAAAGAAAGGTTGTATTCCGTGGAATAAAGGTATAAAAAAGAATAATTTACCTTTATTTGAATAAAACTACTTGACTTTTAATATAAATTGATTTATAAAATAATCATATTGTAGATTTGGAGGATATGTATGGATATGTTTGATAAGTATGTCAGACTTATTAGAAAAACGGCAGGTAATTATGCAAGATTGTATAAATTACCTTATGAAGATGTTGAGGCTCAGGCATTCTTGATTTATTGTGAAACCCTTGAAAAGTATGATATTTCAAGTGGTGTGCAATTTATCACTTTTTTGTATGTTCGTCTGAAGTCATTGGGTGATTATTGCAAGGCAGAAATTAAAAGAAAAAAGTTTGTGATTTATGGTGCTGAATATGATTTGGAAGTTGATGAAAAAACTGAAAGTCTTAAAGTGAAGGATTTTTTGGCAGTTGCAAAAGAAATGCTTACGATTGAGGCTTATGATGTTTTGAATTGGCTTGTGAGTTTTGAATGGAATGATGAAAACAATGTTTATTCCTGCAAACCCACTATTGCAAGGGTTATGAAGAAATTTCATTATAGCAGGCAGAAAAGTATAAGGTTGTGGGAAGAAATTAAAACATTTTGGAATTCTGATGGCTATGCTTTGTATGCGTAATTTTTATTGACTTTAAGCAGGTGGTCGATTGTTTATTTTTAACTTTTGACCACCTTTTTTTTATTATGGGGTTATAAATGGTTATCTATGATGGTGAAAGGTTGTGTGTGCAATTAACTAAAGGTAAGGATTTTAGGGTTGTTCTTGATATAGCAAAAGAATCAGAATATTCAGAATATTTATCTAATGTTAATATTTTCTGTTTACCACCAACTAGGAGGAATGCGTTGAAACTGTTTGAGGCAGGTTATCCATTTGATGAATCAGCAAAGATATTTTTGAAAGATAAAGTAAAAAAAGAAATAGATTGTGGTTATAAAATACCTGAATCTTTATATCCTTTTCAGAAAGAAGGTGTAAAACAATTATTATCAGATGATAAGAATTACTTATTGGCTGATGAAATGGGTTTGGGTAAAACAGTTCAGGCTTGTGTTTATTTGGCACTAAAAGAAAATAGTTTGCCTGCACTTGTTATTTGCCCTGCAAGTTTGAAACTGAATTGGGCAAGGGAAGTTGAGAAGTGGAGCGGAGTGAAGACCTACATAATTAGTGGCAGGATGCCTGAAAGACTCTCTGATGAATTTTTGAAGAAATATCCCGTTTGGATTGTAAACTATGATATTTTGGGTAGTGAAGATAAGGCAGAAAAAGAGGCTGAATTAGCAAGGCAGAAAAAGTGCAAGGAAAAGAAAGAACCTTATAAAAAGAAAATCCTCAAAGTTTATGGTTGGTGTGATGAAATAAATAATCACACTTTTAATACAATTATTGCAGATGAAGTTCAGTATATTGCTGAGCCTGAAACAATCAGGTCTAGGGCAGTTCAGCAGATTTGTGATAATAAGGCAAAGAAAATATTTTTGAGTGGTACACCTTATGAAACAAGAACAAGTCAATTTTTCACCTGCCTAAATATCCTTAATAAGAAATTATTTCCTAGCAGATGGGCATATTTAATGCGGTATTGTGACCCTATTAAGACTTATTTTGGTTGGCAGTTTAATGGATTATCTAACGCTGATGAATTACACCAAAAGATAAGCAGATTTATGATAAGAAGATTAAAGAAAGATGTTCTAACACAATTACCACCTAAAAACAGAATAATTGTTCCAATGGCAGTGAGTGAGAAAGAACGCAAACAGTACAATGATGTAGATGCGGACTTCCTAGATGCAATCTCAAGAGGTGAAACAAATGCCCTGCAAAGATTGGCACAATTAAAGCGGGCTAGTTTTGAAGCAAAAAGAAATGCGGTTTTGCAATGGATAAAGGATTATTTACAGATAAATGATAAGTTGGTTGTTTTTGTTTATCATAAGGCAACTTTTGATTTTATGCTTGATACTTTTAAGGGTGTTTCAGTTGGAATAAATGGCGGAACAAAAGTTGAAGATAGGCAGAAAAATATTGATAGATTTCAGAATGATGAAAAAATTAAATTATTCGTTGGGCAGATAAAGGCTTGTGGTGCAGGAATTACATTAACTGCAAGTAAGGCGACCTGCTTTATTGAATTTGGGCAGACTTGTGTTGAAGTTGAACAAGCGGAAGACCGTGTACACCGTATAGGGCAAAAGGCTGATTCTGTTATGGCTTATTATCTTATTCTTGAAGATAGTATTGATGAAGATATAATTGAAATATTGAATACTCATAATAAGGATATGAAAAAAGTATTAAATAATGAAGATGATGCGGTTATGTTTGATATTGGTGATATGGATAAAGATATTTTGAAAAGATACAAGGAAAGAAAGGGATTGAAATGAGGAAGTTTTTAATAAGGATATGAAAAAAGTATTAAATAATGAAGATGATGCGGTTATGTTTGATATTGGTGATATGGATAAAGATATTTTGAAAAGATACAAG